TCATCCTATTCAAAATATGAGCATTGGTGTTACTATCACTGATGAATGGATGAATAGTATGGTCGATGGAGATAAACATAAAAGAAAAATTTGGGCCAAGATTATTCAAAAACGATTCGAGAGTGGGTACCCATATATATTCTTCTATGATACTGTAAATAATAATGCTCCTCAAGTTTATAAAGATAAGAATATAAAAATAAATAGTAGTAATTTATGCTCAGAAATTAATCTCGCATCAGATGAAAATAATAGTTTTGTTTGCGTACTAAGCTCGCTTAATCTGCTTCATTGGGATGAAATAGTACAAACAGATGCAATCGAAACCCTTATCTACTTTTTAGATAGCGTTAATCAAGAGTTTGTCGATAAAACAGAAAATATTCGCTTTATGAAAAGCGCTAGAAACTTTGCTGTTAATCATAGAGCATTAGGAATGGGAGTATTAGGATGGCATTCGTATCTTCAAAGCAAAATGATAAGCTTTGAAAGTATGCAAGCTAAAATGATTAATGCTAATATATGGCAAACTATTAGAGAACGATCAGATAAAGCATCAAGAGAATTAGCTGAAAAATTTGGGGAGGCTCCTATCCTTGAAGGATACGGACGTAGAAACGTAACAACACTGGCAATTGCTCCCACAACTAGTAGTAGTTTTATACTAGGACAAGTTAGTCCAAGTATAGAACCATTAAATAGTAATTACTTTGTCAAGAATTTAGCAAAAGGTAAGTTCACATATAAGAATCCTCATCTAAAAGAGACTCTTAAAAAATACAACAAAAATGATGAAACAGTCTGGAAAAGTATTCTTGTGAAAGGAGGTTCTGTTCAGCACCTAAAATTCTTATCTGACAACGAGAAAGAGGTATTTAAAACATTTGGCGAAATTAGTCAAAAAGAAATTATTATACAAGCATCTCAAAGACAAAAACATATTGATCAATCTCAGTCTTTGAATCTAATGATTGGACCAGATATACCACCAAAACAGGTTAGTGATCTTCTTATAGAGGGATGGAAATTAGGCATTAAAACATTCTATTACCAACGAAGCGCCAATCCTGCTCAAGAATTAGCTCGCAATATCCTGGCTTGTTCCAATTGCGAATCTTAGTCTCTAGTCTTTAATTAAAAAGGATACTATAAATGGGAAATGTATTCGATGATCAGATCAAATTTATGGTCGCTTGTGACCAAACTGTTTGTGAGTGGAATCCTAGTCAGTTGAATATGTATTATACTCTTATCAAAGAAGAAGTTCAAGAGTTGCAAGAAGCCCTTGATAATAATAACAGAGTAGAGGTACTAGATGCTCTAATAGACATAATTGTTGTTGCTGCTGGCGCTGTTAATAGTACAGGGAGTAACGGTCAAGGAGCATGGGACGAAGTTATGAGAACAAACTTTGCCAAAATAGATCCTGTTAGCGGCAAAGTTAAGAAACGCGAAGATGGCAAGGTACTAAAGCCGGAAGGATGGAAAGGTCCAGATCTTAAACCATTTGTAATATGATATATGGTGTATTAATATATTAGTGTTAATATAACTATCTTATTATAAAGGGCATAACTTGAGAAGGAAAAAAAATGCGAATAATAGAAAAGAAAAAATTATTGATCTCACAAATGCCGCTTTTAACCCTGATACAGCAAGACCAACATATAGAAATAGACTGAAGCCACGAAGCGAAAATCAAAAAGAATATATTAGGTCTATAGTAGAAAATACTATTACGTTTTGTCAAGGATCTGCTGGTAGTGGTAAAACACACTGTGCAGTTGGTCTAGCGCTAGAATATTTATTGGATGATAAGATCAAAAGGATTATTATTACAAGACCAGTTGTTGAAGCAGGAGAAAAAATAGGATATTTGCCAGGCAAGTATGAAGAAAAATTATTTCCATATCTATTACCCATAGAAGACGAGATTAATTATTTTATTGGCCAGGCTCTTAATACCACATTAAAGCTTAACAATAGAATTGAGATTGTTCCTCTTGGTTTTATGCGTGGGCGTAATTTTCATGATAGTTTTATTGTTGCGGATGAATGTCAAAATGCATCGTATGAACAACTAAAAATGTTGTTGACAAGAATCGGCCAAAACAGTAAAATGGTACTAACTGGAGATGTTTCTCAATCAGACTTAGCAAGACATTTACAGGGCGGTTTTTATGAGATGATGTCTAATCTTTCTGGCGTAGAAGGAATTGGCATATCAACCTTAACAGATAGTGATATTGTACGCAATCCAATTATTGCAAAAATTTTAGCAAAATTAGATCATTATGAACAAGGCAGAAAATAGTAAATGCTTATTGCTTAATGCTGACTATTCACCATTAAGAATTATTAGTTGGCAGAAAGCTATTGTGTGGTCTATTAAGTATGAAAATAATCCAACATTTAAAATTGAGATTATAGAATACTATAAAGATAAGTATATACAGGGTACTAATGATAAACAGTTTAAAGTGCCATTAGTGGCAAAAACACTAAGATATTTCAATATCTATAATAGGTCATTAAAATTTTCTCGTAAAAACTTATTTATCAGAGATGATCATACTTGTCAATATTGTGGGAAAAAACTTCCTCATAATGAATTAACATATGATCATGTTATACCAAAAAGTCAATTTTACCCCGATAAAACTAACGCAACCAATTGGTCCAATATAACCACAGCTTGCACAATTTGTAATCGTAAAAAGTCGAATAAAACACCTGAACAAGCTAATATGAAATTATTAAATATTCCCAAAAAACCACTTTATGAGCCAAGATACTTGCCTCTGGCAAAGGAACTGACTACTATATATAGTAGTAACTCAGATCAAAAAGAATGGATAAAATACATAGATGGCTATTTTTAATACAAAACAATCAGATAATAGTAATGATAAATTTTATTGTTTGTCTGGATCCGAAGATTATGTAGACCAAGATGGTTATCCTAGACTATACGATGAGCATATGGAAAACGCTGTTGCTAAGGTTGTCTTTAGCAAAAAGCCAAAACATTTTGAAGATACTAATAAGTCTTATGGTCGTTATTATATTAAACTAGATCCAAACTCTAAGATCTTTAATCCTAAAAAGATTCTATCGCCAATAGAAGAAAAAAATTCATTATCTTTTATCAATTTAGTATGTAAAACAGAATGGGTATTTAGAGAAGTTACTCCTCAAATATTTCAAAAATACATAACCTTTTTGAAGACAAAAAACCTATCCTGGTTAAAGGACGCCCAAAGAGATTTGAAGTAATGCCAACATACACATATTGTTGTAACCAGTGTCATAAAAAATTTGAGTTATTTTTTTATATCAAGGATTATAATCCAAAACCCATTTGCCTTCTTTGCTCATCTAAGGACACCGAAAGAAGTTATCATGACGATATAGGTTCTGTTCAAGGCTCGATTATAAAACATGATAGTGAACTTAAAACAATTGGCGATCTAGCAAATAGAAATAGAGACAAAATGAGTAATGACCAAAAGCAAGAACTACACAATAAACATAATTCATATAAAGATCAATCGATTAAACCACTACCAAAAGGAATGAATAGAATAAATAAAGGACCAAAAATCAGGTGGACATCATGAGCGAACAGAATATTTCAGACAACATTCAAAATCTTAGTAAAGAAGACCTCGAATTACTTAAAAAACAACTAGAACAACTAGAGATAGATAAAGATATAGATCTATCAGAATACAAATATATTTTTGAACAAAACCAAATCAGAAAACAAACAGATGCTAAATATGAGATATATATAAGCCTAGTAGCAAATGTTCTAGAAAATATAGAAGGACAAGATTTTCCAGAGTCAAGAGATATATGTTCGAATAACTACTTTATTCCTGTCCCATCTGGACAGGATCATCACGAATATTTGAAAGCGTTTTTCGACCATCTACAAGGCTGTATGTCTTCCTCTGCTGAACAGTCATCAGAACAGGAATCAAAAAATGAGTGAAAAATTTATATTCAATCCTAATATTAATGTATCATCTAAAATAAATAATACATATTATTACTGTGATCCTCAATACGCAGAGTTTAGTGACGATGACGGAAACGGCAGAACTCAAAACGAGAACAGCAATACTTTGGCTAAAATGGTAGAAAAACAAAATTTTACCTCTTACTATATTAAAGTATCTAATAATAATCAACTCTTTAATCCATTTTCTAAATTTGATACTGAAAAAAGCTATAGTTTTTTAGATAATGTAGTTAGACCAACTGATAAATTTGTTACCGTAAATAGTCTTGTTTTTACATATTACTTAAAGTTTTTATCCACAAATAATAATGCTTGGCTCAGTAGAGCAGAAAGAGAGAGATTATGATGAGTAAATTATCAAAAAGTAGTATTTATGCTATTAAGTATTTATTTGGTCAAGGATTAAATGCTGAACAAATAGCATCGGAGATCAACCTATCTGTTGAGAATATTCAAGGCGTAATAGAATCAGAAAATTTAATTAAAGAACCACCAACGGCAAAAGACTTAATGATAAACCAAACCGCTGTTAAAAGAACAAACAGCGTTGCTATTATGACCAAAGAGGCTTCTATGATGAATGATCATGATAGAGCTAAATTTACATCCCAAAAAAGTTCTACGGAACACATATTTAGACCATTTAGTAAATGAAATTTATATCTCGTTATTCTAATAATAAAGAAGTTTCTGCAGCTCAATATATTGTAGAATTAATTTGCGAAAAAAAGGCAAAATTCGAAAAAAAAGATTTACATTATAGATTTTGGGTCAATAAGGAATGGTCCGCATACTATAGAAATCAAATAGCAACAGCAAACAAATTGGTAAAAAAATACAATCCTTTGGCTATAGTTAAGGCTCTACAAGATAATAAAACATCTAATACGTATTCGTTGCGAGCCCCTTTTCTTATTCCTATAATAGAGCATTACGAGAAACTTATAGACGCACAGAATAAAGAGTTCTCTAAAAACATAGACAGGTCTTTGAATAAAACACATAAAACGAATATTAGTCAGACTAAAAATATACTTTCAATTCTAGAGGATATAGACAATGAGTCTTAAAGAAGATATAATCAAAAACTTTGGTGATGATATTATATTATCCGGTAATTCGCTCGTAGAAAAAAAGATACTTACTATTCCAATTAGTCCTGCTTTGGATATAGTTCTAGGTGGTGGAATACCAGAAGGCAGTTTCGTAATATTCACAGGACAACCCAAGTGCGGTAAAACGCTATCTTCTTTAGACTTTGCCACCACGGCACAAAAACCAGAATACCAAGGAGATCTAAAAAGTCCTAGAGAAGTGTACTATCTAAATATTGAGGGTAGACTAAAACAAAGAGATTTATTAGGTATCAAAGGATTAGATTTAACACGATTTCATATTATTGGATCACAACAAGGTAAAATTTTACATGCTGAAGAATATCTACAAATAGCAGAAAGAATTATTAATGAGATCCCAGGATCGATAGTTATAATAGACTCCTATTCTGCGCTATGTACAGAGGCTGAAATTACTAGTGATATGGATAAGATGCAGAGGGCAGATGGTGCAAAACTATTAGCCAAGTTCTGCAGAAAAGTTTCCAATGTTATTCCTGTTAATAAAAATATTGTAATTGGTATAACCCATTTAATGGGTAATCCAACAGGATATGGGGCAGAATTTAAGGAAAAAAGCGGACAAGGAATAGCATATCAAACCGATATTAAACTACGAGCAAAAAGTTCTAAGCCATGGTCTTTAGGAGCGGACGATACTCAAATAGGTCAAGAGGTTGAATGGCAAGTTATTTGTTCTGCTCTCGGTCCTCCCGGTGGAGTAGCCAAAAGCTTTATTCGCTATAACGAAGGCATAGATAAGCTCACAGAGCTTGTTAATTTAGCCTCAGACGTTGGAGTTATAAATAAAGGCGGAGCATGGTATACCGTTAAAACCGCCAAAGAAAATCATAAATTCCAAGGAGCAGAAAAGGTACGATTATTCCTAATGGAAAATCCTGATATTGCTAAAGAAGTTGAAAGCTCAATTAAAAGCATACTAGGTATTACAAAGTGATGAATGTTGTAAATTTGGATGGCGATATAGTGTCATGGCACTTGACTGGACACATCGCTAAGGGTAGAATAGCACATAAGTCATCGTATCATCTGCTGGCCAGAGACATATTGATAGACCTATTTCCGACATTACAAATACTTGAAGAAGTATCAATACCATTAAGAAAAAACGAAACCTTATATTTGGATTTTTATATACCATTGTCAAAATTATGTGTCGAAGTTCATGGCGAACAACACTATAAATTTGTTCCATTCTATCATGGAAATATTATGAGCTTCTTAAAAGCTCAAAAAAAAGATAGAGAAAAAAAGGAATGGTGTGAGAATAACAATATTCGTTATATAGAATTACCATATAATGAAAATCAAGAACAGTGGATAAATAGAATCAATCATGAACAATAAAACATCCAAAGAAGAATTACAGTATTGGGATAAGATACTAGACGAATACGAGACATCTATCGGTCTATCGGAATATTCAGCGTCAGTAATCTCTTCGCAAGAAATTAATACTTACACATCAATGAGTCGAGATGAAATAGAAAAACTCAATCCAGAGGATTGTGCTCAAATATCTTATCGATTATCACAGTTTGCCTTTTATCTACAACGTAGTCTCAATAGAGAACTTGCTAGATATAATTGGGCAGAAGAGAACATTAAAGAAGTTATTGCTGATGAAATAAATAACTATAAAGGCTACGGATACATAGAAAAATCTATACAGGCTATCAAACACAACGAAAAAGCCACAGGGCTTAACAGTATAAGAAAATATGCAAAACAGCGTAGTGATAGATTACAGTACTTAGCAAATAGTATAAAAAATCTATCTGATATTATGTTATCTATTCAAAAGAGTAAGAGTAAACATGGATCCTAAAGAATTACTAAATAATCCTGACCAGATAAAAAATCTAATTTCTTTATTGCAGGCTATGTTGCCGAATGAAGATGTCGCAGACAAGCAAGAACAAAAGCCAACTAAGACAAAATCTAAAAAGAAAAAAGAAGATGAAACTCCGGCCGAGCCTACTTTTAATAGTAGAATCAAGACCAAAAATAAAAGGTCTGCTCAACCATCATCTGTTAATAAATTTGAAAAAATGATGGAGTTCAACATGCACAAAGATGACAAGGCCATAGATGAAAAACTGGCTAAGCATCCGCCTGTTGCTAGAACTAGAGAGTTTGAGCCTATTATAGTCAAGTGCAGGGTGTGTGGTAAAGAAGAAGTTGTGAACCCATCCCTGGTCCACGATAGTCCCTCAAGATATAAATGTAACAATTGTTCAACTCAAGCTGGATAAAAAATGATTTTATGTGATCCCGCCGCTGAAAGAGCGGTTCTATCCGGCATATGTAAGTACGGAGAAAATGCGTACTTAGATATAGCCGATATTGTACAACCATCAACATTTACCGTTGATAGTAATGCTATGATCTTTCAGGTTATTAAAGAAATCTGTGAGAAGGATCATAGTCCATCCATAGACATAGCATCCATCCTATCAACTGCTCAATCATTAAATTTTGGTCATATTCTTTCACAAAAGAACGAGACCCAACATTTAAAAGCTATTATTGATTTTCCAGTTAATCTCGAAAATGTTAGAAAGTTTGCTGCAAAAATACGCAAACTACAAATTGCTAGACTTCTAAGAGAACAGCTAGAAAACGCTAAAGAAAAACTACTAGATATTAGTGGCAATGAACCAATATCATCCATAATAGGACTAGCAGAAGATAGCATATTTAACTTCTCAACTTTATTAAACGATACAGATAATAATCCTGTATGTGTTGCTAATATAGTTGATGATTATATTAATAACATTAAAGAGAATCCAATTGATCAGGTTGGTATATCAACAGGATTTCATGTTTACGATAATGCTATAGGCGGCGGTCTAAGAAAAGGCTCTGTTAGTATAATAGCAGCAAGACCAAAAACTGGTAAAACTCTTTTAGCAGATAATATCGGTCTACACATAGCAAAGAATGTGAAAGTTCCTGTATTAAATATGGATACAGAAATGAG